AATAAAGTCTACTATCCATCACCGATTGGCGCACAAGTTATTGAAATGCCTGATGAGCAGATTGAAGTTGTTGAGGCTGTTGATGACAGCCCACCAACCCGTGAGGAAATGCTACAACAGGCTGAAGCCATTGGCATGAAGGTTGACAAACGCTGGTCAGATGCGACACTGTTGAAACACATTGAGGAATCAGCATGGGCTATACAAAACGACAATTCATAAGCGCATCCTTTGAGGAAATCGGGCTTGCATCTTATGTGTTTGATTTACAGCCTGAACAGCTTGAATCTGCCTTGCGTAGATTAGATGCAATGATGGCAGACTGGAACGCCAAGGGTATCCGCTTGGGTTACCCTTTGCCATCCAGCCCACAAGATAGCACCCTAGATGAAGAAACCCTCGTGCCTGACTCGGCTTATGAAGCCATTATTTGTAGTCTAGGCATTAGGCTTGCGCCAATGTTTGGCAAGACAGTGATGCCTGATACAAAAGCCACTGCCAAGCAAGGTTACGACATTCTGTTGCAAAAAGCCACATTCCCGCTTGAACAGCAACTTCCGGCAACAATGCCTGCTGGTGCTGGCAATAAGCCTTGGAGGGTCTACGATAATCCTTTTATCAGACCACCAGCCAACCCTGTTACTGCTGGCCCTGATGGGCCTCTCGAATACTATTAAGGACAGTCATGCCACAAATCAATCAGTTACCAGTACTCAGCACTGTTTCAAGCGGAGACCAGTTACCCGTTTATTCNCCCAANAATGGGGATGCAAGACGTTTGTCCATTGGCAATCTGTTGACGTTTTTCCAGCAGACTTTTGCATCGCCAACTTTGTCGGTGAATCTGTACGTGCCTGGCTCTGGGTTTAACATCACTGTTCCAACTCCAGTAAGTCAAGATCAATGGATGCTATTGCAACCCGCTGGAACACTGGCAACTGGCACGATTACCCTGCCTTTGAATACTGGTGTGCCTGATGGCACTACGGTGCTGATTACGACAACCCAAGAGATCACTTCGCTGACGATTGCGCTGAATGGTGCGACTGCACTTTATGGTGGCGTATCGTTCTTGGGCGCAGGAACAGCAACAGCAATTCGTTTTTATCAGCCCACAAACTCTTGGTATCAAATAAATGCTGAGACTGTTTATGCGGCTGGCATTCAAGCGTTTCTGGCAAACCCAACCAGTGCCAACTTAAGGGCAGCAGTCACTGATGAAACTGGTACAGGTTCATTGGTATTTGCAACCAGCCCGACCTTGGTTACGCCAGCACTTGGTACACCATCAGCACTTGTTGGCACAAACATTACAGGCACGGCTGCTGGATTGACCGCAGGCAATGTGACCACAAATGCAAACCTGACTGGTGCTATTACGTCAGTCGGCAATGCCACATCTTTGGGTTCATTTACATCCGCAAATCTTGCCTCGGCATTAACCGATGAAACTGGGACAGGCGCAAATGTATTTGCCAACACACCTACATTGGTGACTCCAGTTATCGGTGCAGCCACAGGAACAAGTTTAGCAGTCACAGGTGCAGTTAGATCATCTGGCACGGCTGGTGTGGGTTATTCCACAGGCGCAGGCGGTGTTGTTATTCAAGGCACAAGCCGAACTACAGGTGTGACGATTAACAAAATAACTGGTCAAATCACGTTATTTGCTGCGGCAGGCACAACTGCTGCAACAACTTTCACTGTGACCAACAGCACAGTTAATACCACCGATGCGATTATCCTCACTCAGCATACTGGAACTGATTTGTATGATTTGATGGTCACTAAGACAACCTTGGGTTCTTTTGATATTACATTCCGCACCACTGGCGGCACAACAACTGAACAGCCAATATTTAACTTTACAGTTATTAAAGGCACGGATTCATAATGGCTACAAAGCCTAAGTCATCTGTCAATGAGGCTGGCAACTATACGAAGCCAACCATGCGTAAGCGGCTCTTTGAGGAAATCAAAGGTTCGGCTGTGCAAGGCACTGCGGCTGGCGAATGGTCGGCTCGCAAAGCCCAACTGTTGGCAAAAAAGTACAAAGAAAAAGGTGGCGGTTATAAATGAAAGCCACACAAAAAAGCCTCAAAGATTGGTCAAGTCAAAACTGGCGCACCAAGTCTGGAAAGCCATCGTCTGAAACAGGCGAGAGGTATTTGCCTGAGAAGGCGATTAAGGCACTGACAGCGGCTGAATATGCGGCAACTACACGGGCAAAGCGAGAGGCTACAAAGGCAGGAAAACAGTTTGCCAAGCAGCCTAAAAAGATTGCTGAAAAAATCAAGGGGTTCAGATGAAAACTCCAGCTTATGCACGAAAGGAAGGCCAGAATCCCAAAGGCGGCTTGAACGCCAAGGGAAGGGCTGCGGCAAAGGCCGAGGGCATGAATCTGAAGCCTCCTGTCAAGTCTGGTGACAATCCTCGCAGAGCATCGTTCTTGGCTCGCATGGCTGGCAACCCTGGCCCTGAGTACAAAGATGGTGAACCAACTCGATTGTTGTTAAGTCTGAGGGCTTGGGGCGCATCATCAAAAGCAGATGCCAAAGCCAAAGCAAAACGCATCTCTGAACGCAATAAGGCCAAGTGATGCAGATACCTATCCTAAACGGCATCTATACCGACAGTACCCCTGAACTGCGTACATCGTACCCAGTGAATCTTGTGCCTGTGCCAAAGCAATCAGGCATCAGCAATGGGTTTCTGCGACCAGGCGATGGGATTGTGGCAAACGGCACAGGGCCAGGCGTTGACCGAGGCGGCATCAATTGGCAAGGCAATCTATATCGAGTGATGGGTACGAAGTTGGTGGAAATCGACAGCGCAGGCGCAGTGACCGTGCTGGGCGATGTTGGTGGGCCAACCGATCAACTGGTGACATTTGATTACAGTTTTGATTTACTTGCGATTGCCTCTGGTGGTCGCTTGTATTACTGGAATGGCACAACCTTGACGCAAGTGACTGACCCTGATTTGGGTGTGGTGCTTGATGTGGTGTGGGTGGATGGTTACTTTATGACCACCGATGGCGAATTTTTGATAGTAACTGAACTGTCAGACCCAACCCAAGTTAATCCGCTGAAATATGGAAGTTCTGAAGTTGACCCTGATCCAGTGGTTGCGTTACTAAAGTTGCGAAATGAAATCTTTGCTCTGAATCGCAACACGATTGAGGTGTTTGATAACATAGGCGGTGAGTTGTTCCCATTCGCACGAATTGATGGCGCACAAATCCAAAAGGGTGTTGTTGGAACATTTGCTTGCTGTGTCTTTATCGACCGCATTGCGTTTTTAGGCAGTGCAAGAAATGAAGCACCTAGCATCTACGTTGGTGCTGCGGCAACTACTCAAAAGATCAGCACTCAGGAAATTGACAATCTGCTTCTTGAATACACCGAGGCGCAATTAGCATTGGTCAAGTTGGAAGCCAGAAACGACAAGAATCACGAACATCTTTATGTGCATTTGCCTGACCGCACCATAGTTTATGACGCATCAGCATCTGAGGCATTACAGACTCCTGTCTGGTTCACTCTGACAACAACCCTAGCAGGATTTGCACAATACAGAGCCAGAAACATGGTTTGGGTCTACGACAAATGGATGGTGGGTGACCCACAGTCCACCAATATCGGTTACTTGGTTCAAGATACAGGCCATCATTGGGGACAACAGGTGCGCTGGGAGTTTGGCACATTGATTGTCTATAACGAAAGCAATGGGGCAATCTTCAACGAGATGGAACTTGTAAGCCTGACGGGTAGCATTGCATTGGGTAAAAACCCAAAAATCAGTACGAGTTACTCTTTGGATGGTCAAACTTATTCACAGGAAAAGTTTATCTCTGTCGGCACGATTGGCAACCGCCAGAAGCGTTTGGCTTGGTTTCAGCAGGGTCATATGAGGAACTGGCGCATCCAGCGTTTCCGTGGCGATAGTGATGCCCATGTGTCCTATGTGCGCTTAGAGGCACAAATTGAGGCATTGGCATACTGATGGCAACCGCACCAATTTCCCGCAGACTGAACTTGACGCGAGATCAGCTTGCTGAATTCCTGACCGATCAGCAACAGATCAGACAATTCGAGTTGCTCTTTTCTACTGTTGACCAATTGCAAGTAATTGTTGGGACTGACTTTGAATTCCAAGCAGACAATGCAGCGGCTGGCGCAAATTCAGCATTGGCGCAGATCATTGCTTTAGCGCAAGAGACTGGTGTTAATAATGCAGCATTGGGCGCAAAGGCACAGGATGCACTAGATAGGATTGCATTACTAGCGCAAGAAACTGCGGTGACTGTGGCATTGGCTGAAAGCAAGGCAAATCAGGCTTTGGCATTGGTGGACAAACTTAATAAATCTGTCGAGGGTTTGCAGATGACCCCACCACCACGAGAGTTCAAACGAGCAAGATATGGGTCGTTTTATGACACCACCACCCAGACAGCGACAGTTGTCAACACAGCCAAGGCCATCACTTTTAACAGTACTGACTTGAGCAACGGGGTATTCATTGGAACTCCAACATCAAGAATCGTAGTGGATAGCGAGGGCATTTACAACTTTGACACCTCGTTCCAGTTGGATAAAAGCAGTGGCGGTACGGCAGAGTTCTATTTTTGGTTTAGGCTCAACGGTGTGGATGTTCCAGACAGCTCAAGTCAGATAAGGATTCAGGGTAATGATGCTGAGATTTTTTCATCGCTGAATTACTTTTTTGATCTCAAGGCCAACGACTATGTTGAGTTGATGTTCTCGGTCAGCAGTCTTTCTGTTGAGCTTGCCGCATTTCCTGCGGCTGCACCGCACCCAGGCATTCCATCCATAATTCTCACAGTCAACAACAACATCGGAGGTGTCCAATGACAGTTACAGTAAAAGTGCTAATCCCTGCAAAACAGGCAGAAAACGCACAAACAACCCAATACACCGCAACAAATGTCAAGGCAATTATTGACAAGTTCACGGTGACCAATACCAGTGCCAACAATGTGACTTTTAGTTGCAACTTGGTGACAACTGGCGGCACGGCAGGCGCATCAAACCTGATTATTGACACACGCACCATCGTGCCAGATGAGACCTATACTTGCCCTGAATTGGTGGGTCAGGCATTAGACGTTGGTGGTTTTATTTCCACAATCGCAGGGGCAGCAACATCCCTGACCATCCGAGCATCAGGCCGAGAAATTTCATAAGGAGCTAGAAATGAAAGAATTTATGGTTATCCCACGGGGCTTTAATGGCTTGCCGATGGAAGAAGAATTTTTGACCAACGCAGAGAATAAAAAGAACTATGCCGTTGCGGTCGCTGATTGGAACTATGGCCCTGAAATGCCCACCAATGAGGCTGGCGCAAATAAGGAGTTCTACGCTGGTTTGGCAGAGGCGATGCAATGTGATGAAAAAGATGCAAGACGCAAGCATTGCTCGAACTGCGAGTATTACGATAACAGCTTTATGACCCAAGTCAGAATTGAGCGCATCCCAATGGCGGCTTATGACAAGGGCGCAGGATTCAGGGGTCACTGCGAAAAGCTGAACTTTATCTGTAACGATATGCGGGTTTGTCAGGCTTGGGAAGACAGAGAATATGAGGATTGACCTTTTCTCAATTTGTGCGAAAATCAAGCCGCTGAGTTCTGGCATCCAGCGGCCTGCCCTATCTAGGAGTTGTGGATGACCAATGGACTGCGAGAAAACCTGACTAAGGTTTTTATGCTGCCTACGCCAGCCGTAGAGTGGCTACTCATGGTCTTTGACGCAATCCAAGTCTTTGATGATGTAGCAGATGGCGATCAAGTGGCACGAGAAGACCTCAATGCTACCATTTGGAACACATTGGTGGGTATGCACCAAAACACATTTTTTATCGCCAACAGCGCCCATTTAACGCCATTGTTGGCGACAATGATTCTCAAGTGGCAAGCCTCGGACACGGCAGAGCGCAATAAACAAGCAGATGCTAAGTCGTTCATTTGGCGAGCAGGATATTACGATTTGATTTTAATGACCGTTTCGCTAGTACATGGTGCTGGATATGCCACAAAATATGGTCATCATGTGATGGCTTTATATGGCGAAACTTTTGAAGATTACATGAAGGAGTTTGGCGATGCCTGATCCAGTCACAGCCCTAGTCGTTGGTGGAAGCCAACTCATTGGCAGTTCAATGCAAGCCAAAGCCGCTGGCGAGGCCGCAGACATTCAGTCTGGTGCAGCTCAAGCAGGTATTGAAGAACAGCGTAGACAGTTTGATGCTTTACAAGCACTATTAAAACCCTATGTAGAAGTTGGTGTGCCAGCAATGGCTCGTTTTCAAGCATATGGTGAAGCAGGTCCAAAAGCATTTGAACAACAACAAGCATTAGCTGGTGTTCTTGGCCCTGAGAGACAGGCAGCAGCAATTGCTGAAATTGAGCAGGGCGCTGGTTTCCAAGCCAGAGTGCGGTCTGGTGAAGAAGCATTATTGCAACGTGCATCTGCCACAGGTGGATTGCGTGGTGGCAATATTCAAGCGGCATTGGCTCAATTTAGACCACAAATGTTGGAACAAGAAATTGAGCGCCAGTATGGAAGACTTGGTGGTTTCTCAGATATTGGTCGTGAAACAGAGGCTAATTTGCTAAAAATCGGTCAAGCATCTGCCGCAGGAGTAGGCGCACAAGGTATTCAAACAGGAATGAATGTTTCAAACTTGTTGGCTCAACAGGGCGCAGCACAAGCTGGTGGTGAACTTGGACAAGCCAAGGCTTATGGTCAACTCTTTAATTTGCCTGCACAAATGCTAGGTTTCCAGTATGCCGCAGGCGGTAAAGCTGGCACAGGCTTTAAGTTTTAAAGGGATAAAACATGGCAACCATAAATCCATTCCAAGCACCTATTAACTATGCAATTGATGTGCAAAGTCCATTTGAGGCGGCACTTGGAGGTTTTAAACTTGGTGCTGGTGTTGCTGAAATTCAAGCAGCACAGCAAGCGAGAGAGAGAGCGCAAACAGCCCAAACTGAACTTGCAAATTTATTTAAAAACCCAAATGCAACAGCAACAGATTACGCACGGGTTACGGCATTTTTGCCTAAAGATCAAGCCGCAACAGTATTGTCAGGTTTTGAGGCTCAAACAAAAGAACAGCAACAAAACACTTTGCGACAAGGCACTCAGGTTTACATAGCCATCAAGTCTGGAAATTTACCAGTTGCCGAAATGCAACTTAAAGAACAAGCCCTAGCACTGAGAAATGCTGGTAGAGAAAAAGAGGCACAGGGTTTTGACGACCTTTCAAATCTTATTAGGCTCAACCCAACAGGAGCGCAGACAACGATTGCGTTGACTATTGCTGGATTGCCTGGTGGTAAAGATTTTCTCGATAATGCTGATAAGGCATTGTCAACACAAAGAGCAGAAGCCCTCCAGCCAAGCGCATTAAAAGAAGCTGGAGCTAAAGCAGAGCAAGCGGTAACTGAGGCTCAAACTAAAGTTGCAGATTTACGTATTAAATTGCAAAACGAACCAATTGAAGCTGAAAGATTGATAATTAAACGAGACCTTGAACTTGCACAAGCAAATGAAGCAAAGGTTAAGGAAAAGTATGCAGAACAAATCACACTTGCAGACATTAAAAAGAAAGCCGCTGACCTTGGTCTGACAAATGCACAAACTAGTCAGGCACTGGCTCAAACCAAAAAACTTGGCGCAGAAATAAAGAAGGCTGCACTAGAACTTTCCGCACTTGAAGCCACTGGTGGTGTTGACCCTGAAAAGAAGTTCACACAGGAAGAAAAAATACGCAAAGAATGGCAAGGCCGTAGCAAGGTCTATGGTGAACTTGATGGTATTTACAGCAACCTTAAAGCATCTGCTAATGCAAATACTGGCCCTGGTGACATTGCCTTGATTACTGGTTTTATGAAAATGCTTGACCCTGGCTCTGTGGTACGTGAGACAGAATTTGCTACTGCAAGAGATACTGCTGGCCTTTTTGAACGTCTGGCCAATCAGGCTACAAAAATTCAAAGCGGTCAATTGTTCAGTTTGGATTCTAAGCAGCGAGGGGAATATGTCGCACTCGCAAAGCAATATTTAGATGCAGCACAGAAAAAAGCTGAACAAGAAAAAAAGGACTTAAATATTGTGGTGAAGAACTACAAACTGAATCCTGAAAACGTATTTGGTGCAACCCGCAACGTGACTGTGGATTACTAATATGGCCTACTCCATAACCACAAAAGATGGCATCACAGTAGATAACATCCCTGATGATGTTCCACCAGACTCGCCACAACTTAAAGCCCGTGTAGCAGCTATACGAGCTGGCCAACAGCCAGTCGCAGCGCCAGCAGCCGCACCCGCCACAGCACCAGAAACTACACCAACTGCACAACCCACTGGATTCTTGGCATCGCTGGCTGAATCAATTACAGGGCGTGCTAGAACAACACCAGAGACACAAGCATTGCCTGAGTGGACAACTATGCCAGAACTTAATCAAATGAGTCTTGCATCGTTTAAATCTGCATTGGGTAGTTTGGTATCAAACCCAAAAGAAACTGTGCAGATTTTGCAATCTAATTTTCCACAACTTGGTGTGCGGCAGGATGAAAAAGGAAACTTCATTCTGCGTTCAAGTGTTGACCAAAAAGAATATGCAATACCGCCTGGCTTTACTGTTGGAGATATACCTCGTGCAGTTGGTGGCTTATTGGCATTTACCCCAGCAGGTAGAGCGACAACCATTTTAGGTGCGGCTGGTAAATCTGCATTAACACAAACAGCAATTGAGGGAACACAAGCCGCAACTGGTGGGCAATTCGATAAAGGCGAAGTGGCTATGGCTGGTGTTACTGGCCCAGCAGGACAAATCATTCAGCGTGTAACACCACCAGTTGTCCAAGCTGTTAAGCAGGGCGTTCGGCGTGTTACAGGCAAAGCACCAGCACCAGCACCAGGTATAGCAGGCGCTCCAATGGGTACAGCAATGGCCCCAGAAGCACCTCCAGCAGCCGCAGTAATACCAGAAATTGCGCCAGTAGCTCCAGAGATTCCAGTTGTTCAAGCAGCACCACCTGTTGCGCCAATCGTGGCGGCAGTGACTGAGGAAGAAGTTGGTAACTTAGTTAAAAAAGCCGCAGGCACAGGGTTTGGTTCGGCAGGCGCACGTGACCGATTGGCTGATCTTGCACAAGTTAATTTGGCGGCAAAGGAAGCGGCTGATCGACTTGGCATCCAATTGCCTGCCGATGTGTTCAGCGATAACCCACAAGTCCGAGCAGCGGCTGGTCTAACACGTTCTGTTGCTGGTGGTGAGCCTGAAGCCGCATGGCGTAATACAGTAACTCAAGCTGTAGATAAAGCCGATGATGTGATAAAACAATTTGATGCCACATTTGTTGAAGGTACAGTCGCACCAGGCGTGGTATCGCAAAAAATCAAGGACTCGCTGACAAAAACACGCTTAGATCTAAATACACAAGCAGGTAAAGTTTACGATGCAGTTGACGCAGTAGTTCCAGAAACATCAATAGTTAATTTGCCAAAACTCAAAGCAACACTTGATGATGTCAAAGCAAGAGTTACTGAAGAAGGAATGTCCTCAGCCGAGCGCAAACTGGCAAACATGATTGAGCGAGGAAACGTTACATATGGCCTACTCAAACGTGAAAAATCCTTGATTGGTAAAGCTATCAACAAGATGGAATCACCCTACGGCAGCATGGCCGAGGCAGACCTCAAGCGCTTGTATGCGGCACTCTCTGACGACCAACTAACAAACGTGGGTAACATTGGTGGCGAGCAGTTGCGCCAGCAATTACGTGCGGCCAACCTTTTATATGCAAAAGAACGTGCATTAGGCAATCGCATTGTAAATGCATTTGGTCAAGACATTGAGGGTAGCGTTGCCAATAAGATGCGTACCGCCATCACTGGTGCGGCAAAAGGCGATGCAGGCGAGTTCAATCGTCTGTTAAAGACTGTTCCAGAAGACTTACGCAAAGAGACTATTGCTACTGCACTGGCATCTGTTACACGTTCTGCAAGAGGCGCTGAAAAGGGTGGTTTTGGATTCTCTGAGTTTGCTGATATATATCCAAAGTTGAGAGCTAATCCACCAGTTTACAAAACCATCGTAGACACACTTGGAAAAGACTCAGCAGACGTTTTGCGTGATTTATTTGAAGTTTCCAAAAGAGTTACTGAAGCCAGAGCAAATGTTTTGACAACAGGAAAAGCAAACCAAGCATTGTTACAAGGAATGCAAGCCGAAAGTCTGATTGGCAAGATCATGGAAAGCACACTTTCAAAAGGCGCATTGACGGGTGCTGCGGCAATGGGTGGGCCTATTGCGGCTGCTGCGACTTCAATAATTACTGGAGCAATGACTCAAGGTAACAAGGATTCGCTCAAAGCAGCAGGAAAATTGTTTGCTGATGAGAATTTCCAGAAACTTGCAATCGAAGCTGCCACTAAGGGCACACCAAGTGCGGCTAGTATTAGACGCACAGCTATGTCACAATCATTTCAGAAATTTGCAGATCAAATTAAGTTGCCTAAAGAACTTGATGCTCGGATTCAATTCTTGCAATCTGCAATCCAAACTGAGCGTCAACTCTCACAGGAGAACCAGTAATGTCAGCACTATCAGTTCAAGTCCCGTTTCCAGTCTTTCAAGACCGTGATGGGCAGCCTTTAGAGAATGGCTATGTGTGGATTGGCACAGCAAATTTGTACCCAATCACAAACCCTGTCCCTGTCTTTTTTGATGCTGCATTGACAATACCAGCAGCACAACCACTGCGGACAATCAACGGATACATCTCAAATGCTGGCACACCAGCTCAGATTTACGTTGATGGCGTGAACTTTAGCATCCTGGCGCAAGACAGCAAAGGCTCGATGATTTACAACTTTCCTGATGGTACTGGGATTAGCCCAAATGCTTCCGGCGTAATCTACACGCCAGCCGGGACAAATACATTTGAGCGCAGCGTTGAAAACAGGCTCAATGATTCGGTCAGTATTTTCAACTACATCCCCCCTGCTGAACACGCAGCTATTCAGGCCAGAACTTCTACCTATGATTGCACAGCAGATATTGAAAGGGCTATTGCTGATTGCAGTTTTTTGATTGGAAGTGGTGGTGATTTCGGTTTTGAAAAATGCATTGTTTTTCCGCAGGGTACGTATCACGTTAAATACATTGATGTAACAAACAGACGCAATGTTTGGTTAGTATCTTCAGGATTTGTAATTATTCTGGGTGTAGATAGTTCAGTTAAAAACTTTGTATTTGGCTCGACTAACTACAACCCAAGCAATCCACAAGCAAGCACAATAACTCCAAATTGCTTTTTAGGTGGCCCTGGTCAATGGTCATTTGCTGCTGCACCTGGAACGTCATATCAATATGGCTTGAGGCTTGAACAGTTCTTCGCAAGCAGGTTTGAAAAAGTAGCCGCTGGTACTGGCTACGTAACTGTAACTGACGTAAACGGAGCAACAGGCAACAGGGTGGCTGTTTATTTGCAATATACATACTCAAACATTTTTATAGATTGCAGCTTTAGCAGTCCAGCCGCACCACCTGTTGGTGGCAAGTCCATCGGTCTTTTTATGGACAACAACAACGTCAATAGCAACACCTTTAGTCGTTGCAACTGGCAAGGTGCAAGTGCCACATCTGCGCCTTATGTTGACACCATTGGCGTTCAGTTTAGTGGTCTCAATAATGTCTGGGATAATTGTGATCTTAGCGCCTTAGATACTGCGTTTATTGGTAATGGTGATGGCCACCAGTTTCGCAACATTTACAGCGAATACGTTACTACATTTTGGTCTGGGTCTGTGTCTGGGCAGGCAAGAGGCTGCACTATTCAAGGCGGACTTATTGAAATTGTAAATAATGGCACTGCGTTTAACTTAATAAATTGCGAAAATACTACCATTATTGGAGGTCACTATTTATCTGCCTTTGCGGGGACTAGGACATTTATAGCGCAGACAGATAACTACGGCTTAACTGTCATTCAGCCAAACTTAGTTTTTGGTGCATTTGCAAACTTCATCACGGGTACGTATCAAGGTGCATCAAGCGTCAACTTACCTTCTGTGCTTCAGACAAACTGGCTGTCTTTCCCGCCAACTCAGGTTCCGTCACCAAACGTAAATACACTGGATGATTATGAGGAAGGGACTTGGACGCCCAACAAAGTATCAGGTACTGCATTTACATCTGCATCAGGTCGGTACACAAAAGTAGGTAACTTAGTTACGGCTACTTTCTTGGTTGTTTTTGCAGCAGAAACCAATTCAGCGTTTGCAGAAATTTCGTCATTTCCATTTTCAGCGAGTGGGAGCGCAAACGAAAACAACGGACTTGGAGTTGGCTACAACACAAGCGCAATCCCTGTCGGGGGAGCAGTTAGTCTCACCACAATGAGTTTTCGGCAAAATGGAGGCGGTAATGTTACCTGCACACAAATGTCCGGCGCTACTGTCAGCGGCACTTTGACTTATACGATCATTTAACCAAGGAAAACACCATGTTAAGCGAAACCAAAATAATAGATCAAATCTCTATAAACGATGAAAACATTGTTTTTATTCGTGAGTCCAACATTGTGCTGCGTGATGGCGTGGAGATTTCCCGCACTTATCACCGTACCAGTCTGACACCAGAGCAAGACGTATCTGTTTGGCCGCAGAAAGTGCAAGACATTTGCGCTGCTGCTTGGAAGTAAAGAGGTAATGCCATGTTAAAAACAGTATCGTCCATTACAGCATCCCCAACATTGGTAGGCGATGTTACCTTGTCCACAGGCAATCTAATCATTGGAACAGCAGGCAAAGGAATCGACTTCACGCAAGACCCGAACCCCGGTGGCATGACCAGCGAGTTGCTCGATGACTATGAGGAAGGCACATGGACGCCAACCCTTAAAGAAGGAGCAAATACTTTAACAATTGGAACTGTATATGGGCGATATACAAAAGTAGGTAGGTTGGTTACTCTTTCACTAAATTTAGAAAACATAACCAAATCTGGAACTACTGGCGAATTAACAATTACTGGCCAGCCTTTTAGTGCGGAAATTACGGGGACAAATGGAGGTTTTATTGGGGTAACTAGATATAATCGTTTTACGGTTCCGGCCAATTGCTTCACGCTGGTATTGGACACTATTGGAAATGTAATTTATTTGTATTGGACACAAACAGGTGATGTTAATTCTTTGCAAGTGGTAGCAAATGATATAGCTAATGCCAGTACCTCCGATCTTTACTCAACAATTCAATACATCGTTTAACTTGTCTGTTCATATTGAGCAGAAGGACTTTAACTAAGGAGTATGAAATGGCAATAGAGAAAATTCAAATCGTCGACCGCATTGAGGTCATTGAAAACGGCAGCGTACAGGTACGCACCAAGACGGCCATCATGGAAGACGGCAAGCAGATCAGCGGCAACTTCCACCGCCACGTTGTCGCTCCAGGCGATGATTACAGCGGCGAAGATGCCCGTGTTCAGGCCATCTGTGCGGCAACGCACACGACTGACGTAATCGCGGCATACAAGGCAGCTATCGCTGCACAAGGAGTTTGAGATGGCATCGAATAGTCAAATTGCTTTTGCTCCCCTTGGTCGCACAGTCTTAATCCCCGCTGCTGCTTCTGCCTCCACTGGCGTTCAGGCACTGGTTGATTCACGTTTTGATGGTCAAGGCACAGGGCAGTACCGCATCATCAACAGCAGCATTAACACGGTATTTCTAGGTGTAGGCCCAACAGCGGCAATTGCTACGGCTAACGCTGTGGCTCCTGTTGCTGGCACACCATCGGCTGCTATTGTGTTAGTGCCTGGTGCTGTGGAGGTCTTGCGCTTTGGGCGCGAGTCATTCTTCAGTGGCTTGGCTTCTGCCTCCTCTACGGTTTATATCGTACAGGGCGAAGGTATGTAATGCTTGAGGATACCGACACACGGCTGGCGGTTCATGAGGCGGTTTGTGCTGAGAGGTACACCGCCATTGAAAAGTCATTTGATTCAGGTTCACAGCGCATGACCCGCATTGAGTATTTGCTTTATGTGGTGATTGCGGCTGTATTGCTTGGCCCAGGCTTTGCTGGCGAGTTGGTGAAAAAAATCATAGGTTTGTGAGCAATGGATGCTTTGGCTTCTTTTGCCACTGTTTCTGTTAGCAGGAACTTCAGAAAAAGTCGAGTACCGTTGTGTGAGGTGGGCGTGGACAGGTGATGTTTACAACCGCAAGGTTGTTTGCCTTGAATGGGTAAAGGTTGTACGGAAATGATTGACCCCATAACAGCGCTAGAAGGACTGCAAAGTGCAATCAGTGTAGTCAAAAAGGCCAGCAAGGTCGCAAGTGATCTAGCAGGATTAGCACCCTCAATTTCGCGGCTTTTCGATGCCAAGAGCACCGCTACCAAGGCGATGCTTCAGGCCAAGCGTACAGGCGGTAAATCCAACCTTGGTGCAGCACTTCAGATTGAAATGGCTTTGGATGAGGCCAAGCGGTTTGAAGAACAGCTAAAAATGCTGTTCATGCAAGCTGGTCGCATAGATGTCTGGAACGCTACTAAGGCTCGGCAGGCTCAAATGGATTTGGAAGACGCTAGAGAAATGAAAGCGCTTCAGTTAGAAGAAAAAAAACAAAAAGAAGAAGAACAAGAACAGATGGCATGGGCTATTGGCGTTGTCGTGATTGTGATGCTCCTTGGTGCAGTTGGCTGGGGCATTGCTGAGATACAAGATTACTGTGCCAAAACAAGGTGTGGTCGGTGAATGAGTACCAGAAACAGTTTGACCTTTTCCTTAAAGTCTTTGTCAGGCTGTGCGTGGCTTGGTGGGTGCTTGGCCTGCTCAAGTTTTTGCCTGACGACTTATCAGACAAGATAGTGAATAAGTTACTTGGAATGATTGGTCTATGAGTGATGAGAAGCCANCAGACGTATTAAGCAAGGTGCTGTCCTATGTGGATAGCCCNTTCAAGCTGTTTGCGCTGATACTGATGGCGGTGTTTGCTTTTGCTGGGTACTTTGTTTGGCAGAACCAATCGTTTTTATTTGATGCGTATAAAGAGAACAAAAAACTCCCAACGATTGCAGAAGAAAGGGCAGAAGATGTTGCAGCGCATTTGTTTAAAAACACTGATGCAACAGTCATTGCCATTTTCAAAGTAAACCCGTTATTTGGGACAAGGGTTCTGTTTCGTGCTTATACCCGTGAGGGCAGAGACAAAACGCATGATGGCTTGGATGTTGGTTTGTTTACCCAGAGTTCAGCCAATAATCGTGATGTGATTGCGCTGATGGCGAATGAGATACCTTGCAGTGAATATTCTGTGGCTCAAAGTGAGATCGGGCTTTGGTACATTGAAAAGGGCGTTACCTTTGGATGCCGTGTGAGTGTGCCGCCAGAGCAAGGTCGGTTTGTTGGGCAAATCACTGTTGGTTGGGACAAAGAGCCAAAGGACTTGAACAAGGCAATTAGTATGTTGCAGATTGCAAGTAATATATTGAGTAAAAGCAAACAGTAAAGGATCACTATGCTGACACTACTTTCAACCCTAAT